CTGATGTTTTCAGAATCTATACGGGCATATTTATAGATTGCTTCAATAGCTTTGGTTATCTGCTGACGTTTTTCATTTTCTTCCGTATTATGGTAGACACGTCTGACGGGAATAGCGAAAGCGAATTCCGTAATACGTTTCACAAGTAGTTTCTCCAGGCCAAGATGAATACGCGAAGCCGGCTCGACTCTTCCATCAGATTTTATTTTGTCTTTACGAGAAAATTTATCAGTTACAATTTTATGTCTGGAAGGATCGTAATCTTTCAGCGACTTGCTCCATTCCGGCACATCCACTGATTTTTCTTTCAAATCACTGATAATGTCAGAAACAGGTCTTGTACTGTCAAGGATTGTGGTAATTTCGTCCATTGTTATACTGTTGTGTGGTGCAGCTTCGCACCGCTTGTTTTTTATTTGGATAGGAATTTATTCACGAAATGTACTTGTCCTTTGCCGGTTACTTTGGTCGTGGTCGTGACAAGCATGGTACCATCCGGCTTGTTGATGGTGGTTTGCTTCAGCTCAAAAAGTCCCAATTTCATAGATTTCTGCGTCGGCTGATTGTAGTAGTCACCCTTTTGACAAAGATAACCATTCTCGCGCATCCAGCTAAACAAACGGTTCTGACCGATATTCACCCCATTTTGTTGTAATATTTTAGCCAGTTCAGCAATTAAACAAGAGCGATGTGAAGTTGAGACAGCATCAGCAAAAAGGACTTTAGGAGCATCTTTTTGGATCTTCCGCTCAGCCTCTATAAGACGCTGTTCTTTTCGTTTCAGTGTTTCTTGTGCCACAATAAGCGCACGTGCCATGATTTCTTCTGGAGTGTCGTCCATTTTGGTAGCGATGTAGCCACCTGTCTTACGGATACATGGCAACACTTCGCTTGTTACCCATTTGCGGAACTTTTTAGCTTCAGGCTTACGACTATCCAATATTGTATCATACAAACCATCCTCATCAACAAAATTTGCCTGTTGGATTCCACCGGCTGTTTCAAGGGGATACTTTGAAAGTACATCCTTATCTAATCTTTGCGCTACCTTACTGGGAATCAAATCCAAAATCTGGCATACATCTGCTAAGCAAAAGAAAGGTTCGTTATTCTCACTCATTGCAATTCTTACCTTTCCGAATTGCTCATTCTCAAAAATTTTAATTGTGTTCATAATGTAGTTCCGTACTCCTTCATACGGTGGTTAGTTACACATAATACTGCTCCAAAAAGAAACCGGATAATACAATACGCACTACCCGGTAACGTGAAGGAGCACGTTAGCACCAAATGCTATGTCGCAAATATAATCATTTTATTTGAAAAACAAATAAAATGATTATATTTCAGAGGAATATTGCAAAGGATTTCTTGTGCACATTCTCCTCTCAAATAATCTACGGTGATGGCAGCAATAGATTTTGACTGAATGGTTTTTAGTTCATCATATCTATTAAAAGTGACATCGTTATTTTTAAGAATCTCCAATGCTTTAGTATATCCTTCTTTGGCAGAAGCATTAACAAACTTGTTTATTTTCTTTTTCTGCAATATCGCTTCTATCTTATTGATAGTATCGGCAATATGTTCTTCCTGCGGAATGGGCAATTTATGCCCTAAGAATATTGCCATACGGTTTAAATCTTGCTGTTTCATAATTCCTGTATTTCAATTTATGCAACTTACAACATATTTCGTAGAATATCTTCATCACTGACAGCCAAGTAATCCCACGGAAAGAATGTATTGGCGAGGGAATCGAACCAGTCAGGAGAACGTTTGATACGTTTTTTAATCTCCTCTTTCTTTTCTATGATGATACTGCCATTACTCATAAATCCCCAATGTGTTTCCGTTGCTTCTTCCATAAGTTTATCACAGGGTGGGAGAGCGGCACCAAACCCATTTTTGGGATTAAGCCAGTCACGTACCGCCCAAAACAGATAAGCCCTCATGTTGGCGAAGGTGTATTCGCCTGTTATATCATGCAGCCCACGTGCGCTCTCGGAGAACTTACAAGAATACACATTTTGGTACCCAAGTTCCTGCAACCGAGATAACACTCCTGCTCCTTCGCCGATAGTATCAATAAATGCTTTCGCACCCTTCTTGTCAAGATATCTGGTTATCATTCCGGCTACGTGCATGTGGTCTGCTGTTCCAGCAGACTGGTGCGCTTCAAACTCACTGACATAGTTGCCATATCTTAGACACAGCACACTGTCATCACGTCCCATGCCGGCAACATCGACACCAATCTTGCAGCTTTTCTTTGGAACAAAATCATCTTCTTGCAGTTTCCTCCAATTCTCGTTGGCGATTTCAATCCATTCGTAGGGGATAAGCACATCTTCCGCCACTTTAGGGAACATACCGAGCACTTTCACACGGAACAAGTCATTCGGCCGATATAGACCGTCTTCCCATTTGAAGTCCCCTTCACCTTCGTTGAAGTCAGCTTGCTGGATAGGTGAGCACCAGTTTTCCACTTTGTCTTTCACCCATTCATAATCAACTTGACCAGGAATAACTATTTTCTTGCTTACAACATTCTCAGCATTAAGGGAACTTAACCTGAATTTGGCAAAACGGTCAGACTTCATGGCACGTGCAGCATATCCTGTGGTCACGTTAGGGTTGAACACTATTAGCAAACGGGAATTTCCCTGCAAATTACCTTCGATGGCATTGTAGATAACTTCTGATATACCGGAGGCTTCCGTAACAACAAACAATGTGTTTACGGCATGGAATCCAGACCATGCTTCCATATTGTCATCAGAACTCTTGAACCCCGTTAGAAACCATTCTTCGTAGTTGGTTCTGATTCCTGAAGACAATAAACGTCCAGGCAGGAAACCAGCATTCCGGAATAGCCTGGAAACTTCCGGTATCATAATATCTTTTACTTGGCGACCGGACGGAGCTGTCATTGCAATTTTGGTATTCTTTACCAATCTTCCGTTAACCCAGCGTGGAGTAAGATACATAAAGCACATAGCGGCACAAGCGGCACAGAAATCCTTGCCACGGGCAGTTCCGGAGGCTACAGCGGTCATTCGGTTGTATTGAACCGAGTGAATAATATCCTGCTGTTCTTTATCCAAACGCGCTTTCAGCACATCGGAACAGAACTTGCACCAATCGTCTCTCCACGCCTGTATATACAAGGCTGCCTTATCGCTCAGATCCATTATTCTTCTATTTTGTCCGGCAATTCTTTTATCAAACTTTCGAATGGATTGACATTGACATCCTGCTCGACACGCTCAACATAACCACGTTTCTTACCCTTTGTTTTCAGATAAAAGATTATCGCAGTTAAATCATCATTATTGATTGCGGAAAGCAATTTAGATTCGACTACATCAATGGTTTCTTCTTCTACTTCCTCAGCACGTTCCTTGAACTTAAGGTCACTGTCCCGCCATTTGTAATAACAGGCTCTCGTTATACCTACTTTCTGGCAGGCATACGAAACAATTCCATGACTTTCACGGAAATGTTTCAAAAACAATTCTTGTCTTTCCTTCTTTCCCATAATTTTATAACTTTACATGCCGATACGTCTTCGGCTTTTCACCAAAGACGCATCGGATATACACTAGTTATCAATTAAAACATTCAATCAAACAAGGACTGCTGTACGCATCCGTCCTCAATCTCTTTCATTTTTTTCTCATCCGGCCTCGGAGTTATATGATCCTTGTCATAGAATCCGTTCTTCTCCAGATAGAAAAATCTGTCCCAACCACATTGGTCGTATTCACCTTCTTTGTAAGGGGTTAATGCGGATTGTTCGGCAATGATAAATTCTTTTTTGGTCTTTCCTCTTTGCTTCCCTTTATGGGTATGGCAGTCAAATACATAATCAGGTATTGACATGTATCTGTTGTCATAGTCTTTCAAACATGTGACAGGATAAGGGAAATCATTTGCATAGAAACCGCAATATCCGTATTTTACAACTTTCAGAAGTACGGTAACAGCCTTTGCTACGAAAATGGATGATTTAGGTGAACTACCGGGTTGCATATCGTCTGCTTTCTTCAATGCGACAATTTCAGTGGTAATAGCCTGATAGTTGAGATTACCTGCTATCATAATAAGCCGTTTCCAAAGGAACTCCCGATACCTTACCATTAACTCATTGGCCAGATAACCGGCTCTGATATCGTCTTTGCCGATTATGGCACGTTCCAATAATCCGGCAACTAAAAACATGTCATGCCCATTTTTGGTGTAACATCCGGCATTACTTCCGACATATTCATCCTTTGGCAATTCTATCCTGTCTCTTGAATTAAGCAGGTTACAGGCGAAATAATCAGCATCACGATTCTTTCTTGTGGCAAGAAGAATGCCGAGAGCCTTTTCAATGAATAGAGGTGATTTGTCCTGCCAGCTTTGTGCGTCATCAGCCTGTTTGAGTGCTACAATCTTATTCGTAACAAGGTCATAACAATCCTCTGCTGAAACACAGAGTAATCGCTTCCACAGATATTTTCTAAATCGTGGTGCCAACTCGTTAGCAGCATAGCAGGCATAGTCTTTGTTGCTCCTGCGTATTGCCTTCTGAATGAGGGATGAAACCTCAAACATATTGTGACCGTTTTTTGTGTATAGTGCATTTGCCATATCTCAATCTATTATGCGATTTCAAATTTTGAATTTGGATTCAATTTAATCAATCTTGCTATCATTTCCTCTGCCGTTTTTTCAGTTCCACAAAACTGATGAAATGTAGGGCGAGCAGATTTCGTTCCATCTTTCTTTATTTTGTAAATAAATGCACCTTTTGGCAAACCTTTTGAATTAATGTACTTTGTTGCTTTCATTGTCTATCTCTTATTTTAAATTATTACTTTGCTTTTCTTTTATAATGCTAAGATACTGATTTATAGTGAGATATTAAAATTTAAATATCTGATTAACAATGAGTTAAACAATGATTAACGGCTTATATATCATCAATGCAAATACATTTTGGTTTATGTGTTATAAAGTCATTGGCAACATTACAACCATAAGCTCCAACATTAGAAATAAGAATCTTATCACCAATATTAGTTGGACCGGAATAATCACGATGGATAATATCATTCTCAATACAGGTACATCCGTAAATGGTAGCGTGTTCGACGTAATCGCTATCGTTTGAAAGCACATTGCAAGGTGGATTTTTCGTATGGCAGACAAAACCGACATCATCACGCTTGCAATCCACAACGAGCATTGTTTTTCCTCTGATAACTTTCTTGCCGATAATGGTTGCAAGTAGAGACATGGAAGTGGAAACTATCGGTGTGCCATTCTCGGTGATAAGCTGCACTTCTCCATCAGGGAACTCTCTTGCAAAGACTTCACCAATAGTTTTGGCATACTCCTCATACAATGGTATATATTCTCCATATTGAGCTTTTAAACTGTCATCCATGCGACCGAACATGTTGCCGCCAATATCAACTATATTGGCTCTAAGTTCTTTTGCATATCGAGCCATCATTTCGGCACGCTTCTTGAAATACGACAGTCCACGAGCATAAGAAATATGACAATGAACACATTTGACTTTTATCAATCCTCTTCGTTGTAGTTCTATGATTTCTTGATAACTTTTGCTATCAACATCAATTCCAAATCTTGAAACTATGCCATTCCCAATATCAAAATTTAGACGCACTCCAATTGCAAGCGGTGAGGTGTATATTCCGATAAGTGAACCAAGCTCACCTACATTATCAACGTTCACTATTCCACCATGATTAGCACATCGTATCTTATTGCCCAAATCAGGGATAACTCCATTGTATATAATCCGGCTGTCATCAAATCCATAGTTCCGTGCAAGCTGATACTCTTTGGGAGAAACAACTTCTGCATATCCACCAATTTCTTTTACCACATTGATGAATTCTTTGCAGTAATTCGTCTTGAAACTGTACCCGATATTATAGTTTGGGTAGTATTTTCTGAAAGCGGCTACAAAATCGGTGATATTCCGTTTGAAGTCATTTTTGTCTGCAATGTATAGAGGTGTTTTCAAATCATCGCTTGACATTAATCTTTGCTGTATTTTTTCTAAAGTCAAATTCATAATACTTTCCCCATTTATTTTTCATTGCACATCTATATTCGTAGTTCTTTCTGGAATCAATGGTGGTTCCTCCTTCATTGGAAGCTTGGATACCGTAGCTGTGAAAATATTT